TTATAAATATAAATCATATTTTACCTCCTTAATAATTTTAAAAAGTTTATAAAACCGTTCCAGGAACTATTTAACTTAAATTAATTTTTCTCCAGGGGCTGAAATTATTTCTAAAGTTTGTTATTGCTCTATAGAAAATTAAACCTTTAAAACTGTAAAGGAATTGTTGGCAATAAGCACCACCAACTAAGGAGTAGACAGTTAGATAAAATGCTTTGCTTTCAGCTTTGTTAATTTCTTGGGGTAAGTTAGTTATATTATTATTCCAACCGTCTGAAACATAGAAACCAGGTTCTGTAATAGCATCTAAATTTACATTATTGATTGGGCTTAAAGTAAACTTAGTTCTTTCTTCTTTAATTGTGTTTAGATTTTCCAATTTATTAACAACTGAATCTATTGACATATCTTTAAAAAACTCTGCAGAATTAATAGTAGTAGAAGTTGTTTTTATACATTTATGTAATCTGCTTGTGTTTCTATCTAAATAAAATTGACCATTTGTTTTTTCCCCTACATCTTGAATAAAACTAGGATTAAGTTGACCACCTGCAATGCTATTAAATTTATTGTTTATTTCAGGTATTCTACTATCCAATTCTCTTTTTGAACTATCTTTTACTTCTCTTATTTCTCTTATGAAATTATTTTTTTCTACAGTTATATTGTCTGTAATTTCTGTTATTTTTTTAGATTTAAAAGTTTCTATCTCTGTTTTTAATGTTTCTAATTTTTCTTGAATCTGTTCTTTTGTTTTTATATCTACTGTTTCAGATATCTTTTCAATAATTTCTTTAAACTTTTTATTAAAATCATCAATAGGTAAAGTGTCTATTATTCCATCTGCATTCATATACCAAGTTGATGATGGCTCTAATGGAGTCAGTATTTGAGTTTGAAATTTGCTATCTGATTTTATTCCTACACTGTTTAAATACTCTATTATATTATTTATGTCATCAACCATCTTATTTGTATGGTCTACAAGCATTTTTAATTCTGGAAACTTCTCTAAATACTTTTTAGATTGTACATCAAAAACTATTATTATTTGAAATTCAACTGCTTTATTATTTATAACTTCATCAACTACTAGTGTTTTTTCGTTTTCATTAAAAATAGTTCTATAATTTCCTTTTGGAATAGGAACAAACTGACTTGCCTTTTCCCTATATAGAAATACAGTATTTTTCAAATCAATCCCATTTATTTCATAACTGCCATTGCCTTTTTTGAACTCTCTTATTATTTTGTGTAATTTACTTGTTTTAAAATCCATATTATCTCCTTAAAAAAGGGCAAGAGGTGAAAGCCCCTTACCCCTTTATTGATTAAACTTTAAATGTGAATTTTGTTATTTTTGTTGGCTCAATAACTACCACTCCCACAGATTTTGATACTTGTAAATGCCAAGTTCTACCATCTGTTGGGAAAAATACCATATCTGTTTTTACTGAGTTTTCCCATTCTGCAAAACCAAATGTGTAACTTGGTATTATATAGAATGTTCCTTTTGTTGCTTGTTCAGATATAATTATTTCTGCTCCATAGAATGTTAGAGGTGTATCACCTGTTCCACCACCAAATGCTGCTTGATAATCTCCATTGATAAAGATTTCAGATGAAGCAAGTACAGAATAATCTTCCTCATTCATAACTATTGCTACACCTTTCTTTTGGTCAAGTCCATTTTTAGCCCATACATGAGCACTTCTAACTCTTTGTAATAATATCTTTATATTTTCAATATCATCAACAGGTTTTGTTGGTTTTCCTGCTGTTGCAAGAGTTCCAGCTGCTGCTATTGCTGCTATAACTTTTTCATCTTCTTTTTGTAATAAAGCATTAGTCATTGAAGCGACTATTGGAGATTTTAAGTCCAATTTTGTTTTCAACATATCTAATTCTGGTAATTTGTCTTGTGATGAAATTTGAGTTATATTTGCAGTAAACTTTTCAAAATCTCCACCTTCTCCTACAAAAGAACCATTAAACATTGTAGGTATTCCATCTTTTGCTGTTGCCTTTTTCTTTCTGTAAAATGTGTTAGTTTCTCCACCCTTTACTGTTGCTCTTTCTGCTAATTTTTTTAATCCATTAGCTTTTAATGTATCTTGTGACATTAAAACTGCTGTTTCAAATTGTTGTTGTTTAGTTTGTGTTACATTTGCCATTTGATTCCTCCTATAAACCTAATGTTTCTTTAAAATATTTTTTTTCTTCATCAGTGCCAACCATTCCTAATAATTCTTTCGCTTTTCCTTGAACATCTGCATTACCAATATTAGCTCTCAAATATTCATTGAATTTCTCTACTGCTTGATAACCTGTCAATCTTGATGTTCTGCTTTCTCTTTCTGTTTTTGCTCTTACATTTGCTCCTGGTGTCAAATTCTTAACAAGTGCATTTACTACCTTAAAAGCAATAGGGTTTGTCATTATTTCTTCATAATATTTACCAAGATTGCTTTTATCTAATGCTTGTTTTAACTGTGTTCCAGTATGTCTATAACTTTGTTTTTCCTCCATTGTTAAAGAATTATTTAACTCTTTCATAATGCTATCCATATCTTTTGGAGTGTCTGCTAAGTTTTCTTCCATTAAAAACTCAATCTGTGCTTGTGTGAATCCTTGTTCTTGATATTTCTTTGCATACTCTTCTAAGTAAGGTAGCGAACTTTCATCTATTCTTCCTTTAAACTTAGAAAAGTCATAACCAGCAATGTTATACTCCTCAGAAAAATCAATATCATCTACTGAAAAAGATTTCTTTTCTTCCACTTTTTCCCCAGTACCATCATCATTTGTACTGTCATCTGGTTGTAAATTTGGGTTTAAGTCATCTGTATTTGTTCCTTCTCCATTACCTCCTGGTGTGTTCTCTAATACTTCATCTTCCATTATTTAACCTCTCTTTCTTCATTAAATTTTAAATCTGTCATTAATTTCATAACTGTGTTTCTCCGTTCAGGGTATACTCCTGACATCATATAAGCACTTTCTCTTTGTCTTTCCTCTTCAAGTAAACACTCTTCCAGCAATTTATATAAATCATTGTTACCAGCAAATTTGTTTAAAAGTATTTGATATTCTGTTCTGTGTTCTATTTTATGCTCCATTAAATACACCCATACCTTCTTTTATTTCATCTCCTATGCCTACATCTTGTCTTTTGCCTATTCCCTCTTGTATTAAAGCCATTTTTTCCATTTGTTCTAGTTCTTGTTGCTGCGCTATCAGCTGTTTAATTTCTTCTTTGCTATTTAGCACATCAAGTGGTACTCTCATTTTCTTACTTGCCCAGTCTATCAGTTCATCTATTTTAAAAATAAATTGTCTTTGTGTTTCTGGGACTACTTGCGATAAAGTCATATAAAAATTAATTGTGTTTATAACCTCATCACTTCCAGCATTACGAGTAAGTTCATTGATATATTGAATTTGAGAAATGTTTATATAGCTTTCATCTTCTGTTGTACTTAGAAGCCCTTTGCCATCCATTATGTAATAAGCATTCATAAAAGTAGGTTCTAATAACTCTGTGTTTATAAGTTCATAAGTACCACTAAATTCTTTTCTAAACATTTCGTGTCTTAAACTCATTTCAGTAGCAGAACGATTTTTAGTATCTGTTACATCTCCAAGAGGTTGAGCCATAAACACTTCTTTTATTTCTTGCTTTACTTGTTCTATGTCCTTTTCAACTGGCAATAGATTAGTTCCTACATTTATTGGGTCAACTCCATATTTGTCGCCACCAATACCGCTTCCAGCATAATTTTTAGCTCCAGCTTTTAAACTAACTTTGTTTATAAGGTCCATACTTCCATAAAAGTTTAATGGTGGGCTAACGATTTTTTCTGCATGTTTTTTTCTTTTTTCTTTTAAGTCTTTTAGTTCTTTAAATAAATCTAAATTTTCTAAGCCTATTCCAATTCCCCAAGGGTTAGAGCTATTTATTTTCCATCTAAACACTGTATAAGGGTTATAGTTTAGCTCTCCCTCAAATAACATTTCTTCAAAAGCTTCTGTAAAAAGCCCGTGATAATATTTATATGTGCTTGTATCTTCATCAAAAACTCCAATAACACACTCTATAATATTTATCTTTTCATCTAGCTTTTCTTCATTTAAGCCCTTTGGTGCTGTAATTGGTAAATGCCCAAATAAGTCATTTATATCATTTAAGTTTTTTTCAACATAAATTTTAAAAATGATGTTAGGCTTTCCTAGGTTATCCTCTAAAATATAGATATTATCTAAATTCTGATAAGCATAAGTGAAACATTTAGTATTATCTTTTAACTCTATAACCTTTCTTATACCTGTTCCAACTTTTATACAATCTAGTAAAGACTTTGATGTTTCTGTATAGTAGTTAGTGTTATCATTTGTGAAATAAACTGTATCCGAATTATTTTCCAATACCTTATTTATTTCGTTGCTTTGTGACTCGGCTACTTCCCCATCTACACCAGATATTTTTTTTAAAGCTTCTTGATTTACTTTTACGGTTGCCCATCTTCCATTTTTAGAAAATATAGATGACATTATGAAGTTGCATAAGAAATTTTGGCTTTTTAGTATTACACTTTCTATGCCTCTTTTACTTTGTTTCTCTACTGTTCCACTATCTTTAATGCTAAAATTCACATCTGTGTATTCATATACTTCGTTGTATACTCCCCTTATATCTTCTTTGTACTTCTTAGCATTATCAAAATAGTATTCCAGTTTCTCTCTTGTTATTCCCAGTATCATAAGACCACCTTATAGCTTCCTTTTAAATGCTTTTTTAAGCTTATCTACATCATCATCTTTGCTATCTGTTATATTCCCATTTACTGCATTAGAATAATCAACAGTTGTTGTTTTCTTATTATTCATATTATTTAAAAGGTTATTTGTAATATTTGCACTATCTTGTGCTACTTGATTTTTAAAATCTTCTTCTGCTTTTGCTCTTTCTTCTGTTTCCCTTAGCAATCTAGTTTGTTCTTCTCTTGCCCTTTGTGCTTCTGCTGCTGCTCTATCAGCTTCATTTTTTCTTCTTTTTCTTTCTTCTTCTATTTGTTGTCTATATAAATCTGCTTGCCTATCTGCTTCTTGTTTCTGTGCTTCTAGCATTCTATCTTGATTTCTTTGGGCATCCGAATTACCTATAAGACCACCTGTTAAGTTCCCAGTCAGTCTGCTTATACCTTTTCTTATACCTTTAAAAGCTTTACCAAATCCCATTTATAACCTCCTAATCCTCATAAGTTCCCCAATCTAAGTCTTTCATATTTTTTTCATATACTTCTAAAAACATTCGCATACAATAGTATTCGACTGCGTCACAAGTGTTACTTGCTGCAAGACCACGACCGTGAATGGGTACTCTTAAATTTTCCCCAGTAGAGTTATCTATTTTCCATTCGTACGCTTTCATAAGTCTTATCATATCCCTAACATTTACACAGTCTAAAAACTTGATTTTATGCTGTTCTATGCTATGTCTTGTAATCTCTATTGTCTTATTAACTTCGTATGCTCTTAAAACTTTTACATCTCTAAAATGTTTATTGTATGCTTCTCTTCTACTTGTTAAATAGTCAATAGCGTCTTGTCTATTTCTAGCGTCGTGGGGCAGTATAATCTCTACATCTTTTATATTGTGTTCTTTCATAAAAGTTTTTATGTACTCAATATAATGTATTGTTGCTTTATCTGTATTAGCATAATGATGAATTATAGTATTATCTATTGTAAATACTAATGCTGTACTATCATTAATACCTAAATCTTCACTAACATATAGCTTTTTGTTAGATAAATTTAAATCTTTTACCCATTTAGCTTTTAAAAGACTTGCTGCATAAATAGCATTCTCATTCGCTACATCTGTATCACATAGATAGTCTTGTCTGAATTTGCTTTCACTCATCAGTTGCTTGGCTTTTTCTAACTTTTCATCGCTCCATACTGGGTTGCCTTTCTCATCAACTGCTTCTTTATCTAATGCACTAAGAATGCTTTTAAACCATAATTTTATATTTTTTACATCTTCTAGCAATTCATTAAAGTAGCTCAAAAATCTTGGAGTGCTTACAAGTATTATTTTCCCATTAACATTCATCACTGATGGGATTAAATATAGCAATATATCCCTATTCTTTATAGTTGCCATTTCAGATATAACCAATATATCTAAGTTTCCACCAATTTTTGTATCTGCATTTTGAGCGTCTACAAAATAAATAATAGATCCATTTTTAAACCTTAAAGAATTATCGGAGTGATACAATTTTCCAGACTTTTCAGGAAGTAACAAACATTCTTTGTCAATAACTTCCTCAATTATCCTTTTTCTATCATTTGTGAATCCGTCCAAAATCATCATTTTGCCTTGCTTCATTGTAGGAAACATATAATAAACGACAGTATTAGCTTTGTTTAAACATTCTTCACAAGCTAAACTAAAAGCAAGTAAGTCTTTCCCCAGCCGTCTAGCCCAACAAATGATGAAAAAGTTATATAATCCAGACTTGAATGTATCTATAATTTTCTTCTGATAATCTCTAGCTTTAAATACAAAAAATTTTAATCTTTCTTTTTTTCTTCTATCTAATTCATTTTTAAAGAAGTCATATATCTTATTCATCTCTATCAACTTCTTTTGATTTTTCTATTATCTGTAAAATCTTTTCTATATCATCATCTGTTAAATTAGAAAGTTCTTCAGATATAATATTTAATCTGTTATCTTTATACTTAGCTTTTTCTAGTTCAAATCTCTCTAATCTTTCTAATCTGTTAAGCTCTAGTATTTCTTGTTCTGTTAATTCGTTCTGTTTTAAAGTGTCTTGAAGCTCTTTAGATATTCCAAATTCTTTTAGCTTTTGCCAAATTCTTTCTTTAGCTTCTGTATTTATATAAAATCTATCTTCTTTATTTTGCTCTATCTCTTTACTATATTTCTCTCTTAAAGATTTTAAATAGTCTAGTTGCTTAACTTGTAACTTTTCTTTACTGCTTAGCTTCATAGCAGTATTAAAAGATATGCCACTTTCTGCACTAGCTTCTTTTATAGTTGCCCCAGTTTCAATTAAAACTTTCGCTTTCTCTTTTCTTTTCTTTTTGTCGCTTGTCGCTGTCGCATTCTTGTCGTTTGTCATATCATTAAAATCTTTTCTATATCTCTCTACTGTTCTTACACTTATATTTAATGCTGCTGCTATCTCTTTGTTATCTTTCTTTTCTATAATTAATTTATAAACTTCTTGTCTTGTACTCACATCTTTTAAAACCTCCCGAGAAAATAAAAAAATGGGATACATAAAAAGTTGCTTATATTTCTATAAACTTCTTCTTATATATCCCATCTACTTTTAATTAAAATTTTGATTGTAAGATATTATTTTATTTAATTTTTAAAAATTTTTTACACTTTTTTCTATTGATATTATTGGACTTTTTGAGTTCTACAAAAATATTAAAAAAAAGTGTTGACACATCTTTAAAGATGTGCTAATATATAGGTGTGAAAGGGAAATGCGCCAACACTTCCCTAACAAACTAAGAGCGATAAAACTCTGAGCCTCATACACTTAGATTATATCACTTCTTAGTAAAAAAATCAATAATAGGAGTGATAAAAAATGAAAAAAGTAACAAGAAGAAATATCAAAAAAATATTAGAAAACAAGAGCATAGAAATTGAAATGATAAACGATTTAAGTTCTTACTCATTCAATTTTAAAAAACATATAATAACAGATAGCGAAAGAGAAGAACTTTTAAAAAAATTTAAAGATGATAATAAAAGATTTGGATATGGAAAACTAACAGATGACAAAACAGATATTTTAGAATTTAGTTTTGTCGATGAAATTTATAGAGTAATTGAGGGGTAAAAGCCCCTCACAATACAAGGAGGCAATGTGGAAAAAAAGAAAAAAATCTATTATGAAGCTAATAATAGATATAAGCGCACAGAAAAAGGAAAAGAAGTTCAAAAGAAATCTGTTGCAAAAAGCCAAACTAAAAAATTTATTTTAGAATTGGCTAACGATGAAGACATTGAAACAGTTGAAAATTGGATAGTTGAAAGAAAAAATAAAAATATTTAAAAAAGTGTTGACACATCTTTAAAGATGTGCTAATATATAGGTGTGAAGATGAACAATAAACTTGAAAAGTTTTTAAATAACATTTTGAGAGTTGCTCGGTTAATTCTCTTATGAACTAAAAACATGAAATGTATAGCGAAAGCTAAATAAATTTTATGGAGGTAACAAAAATGATGAATGAAAAAAAATGGGGAGAAACTTTAAACTGTTTGAAAGGAAACACGTATGATATTCATGAATTTGAGAATGATGTAATTAGTTTATGTGAAACAGAAAATGTAATCTATATTGGAGATTTTGAAAAAGTACCTTATCATTCTACAGAATGGGTGAGAGTTTATGAAGAAAACGGAGACAGTTACATTTTGTTAGAAGTTGTAAGAGATGAAGAAAATGAAACAATAGAAGTTATAGATGGTGTTGTAAAAAACAGATAAAAAAAAGGGGCTAACCCCTTTTTTTATTACTTAATAATATATATAAATCTTTTAGACTTGCCATTTTAAATGCTCTTTTAACTGTATTTATAGATGGCATATCTTTAACTTTTAAGATTTTAATTAACTTATTTTCTGAAACTTCTCCAATCTCTTTATAAAGTTTTTTAAATTCTTTTTTTAATTCTATATAATCTATTTCATTTTTTCTATAAACATCTGGGAATCCACTAGCCTGTCTTAATCCAAACATTCCTCCAAAAAGAGAAGCTATTGTAAAAGTATTATAGTTAGAATGTTCTTTTATATCCTCCACACTAGCCCCATTTTTTTTACATAATTTTACAGATAATTCTTTATAAAATTGTATAATCTTTTCTTTTTCTTTTAGATTTTCTGTATTTTCTTTTATAAAATCTTGTCTATCTATTAAAATTAAAACTTCTTTCCAACTATTAACACCCAGTCTTTTAAAAACTGTTTCTAAACTTATATTTTCTTTTTTGGCAAAAAATAAGGTGCTTGTTATCTCTTTACTATCTATTTTTTCTTGTAGATATTTAATAAGCCTATCTTTTGTATAGCTTAGTTCTTCCTTTTTGTTTAAATAGCTCGTAAAGAGTTTATACAAGTTTTCTATATCTCCATATAATTTTTCTATTGTTTTATGATCTGCAATCTTCCAAAGTTCCCTAGTTTTTGGAAATCTGCCATTTTTTTCTATAAAATTATTAATTTCTTTTTCTATACTTTCTTTTGTTTGGTGTTTTCTAAAACATATTTTATTTTTTCTATCTATAATTTCTAGCACTTCTTCCCAATTTTTGCATTCCAAGTTATTATAAATTGTATCTAACTTTATCATTCCAGATTTAAAAGAACTTGTACTGGTGATTTCTCCAGTATCTATTTTATTCTGTAAATATTTTATTATCTGTTCTTTGGTATATTTTTTCATAATTCCCCCCAAAAAAAAATTATTAAAGAAAAAAGAGGTTCACACCTCTTTAATCTACATTTCATGTTTTGGGATAGCTTCTTGTGGGAAGTTATCCACTGGTTCATAAAAAACTTTGAAACAACATTTCAAAACTTTTCAAGTTCACAAGAGCATTTCTGCTCCTGCATAGTTCATATTTAATATATACCATTTTTTTTAATAAAAGTCAAGATTATTTTTCTTCATCAACTTCTTCAAGTATTTTTTTTATCTCATCATTTTCATATCTACTACTCTTAGAAAATATAACTATTCTACCATCTTTAACCTTGATACGATACTCTCCATCTCCTAGCTTGTGTATAAGATTTGGGATATGTCTAATTCTTACTAATGCCATCTACTGCAACTCCTCAATTTATAATCTTTTTAACTTCTTCTAAACTCTTAACGACATAATATTCAGCCCCTTGTTCTTTCATCTTTTGCTCCATTATTTTTTGTTCAGATGATTGCCGCCCTGTTGGTGTTTTTATTTCAAGTCCTATTGTTCTGCCTTTTGTGAAAACTATTATGTCTGGAAACCCTTTTTTCTGCCCTTTTGAAAGGCTTCTAAATTTCTTACCTACTGGATCATAAATTGCTGTATTATTAGTCCTTTGAAACCACAATTTATTTTGCTTTTCCAGTATTGTTAAATAATCAATAATTACTCTTTGATAATCTGTTTCTTTCATCTCATCACTTCCAGATTAATAATGCTATTGATATAGCTTCCACAATTAAAATTATACCTAATCCAAGAATTATAACTATAAAATCTTCTAATCTTGATTTTGTTGAATTGTATTTATCTCTTTCTTTAAAAAAATCTTCTTTCCACAAATTAGCCTCAATTGAATAATATTCTTTGTCTTTTTCTGCTTTTTCTCTTGCTTTTTTAGCTTCATATGCTTGTGTTATATAGAACATTTTTTTGGCTTCAAGCCTTTTGTTGTTAGTATTTAAAATATTTATTTCTTCTTTCAAACTATCAATCTCTTTAACATAAGCCTTGTTGTCTTGCTTCTTATGTCTTAGATTTTTGATTAAGTTTAAAAGATATTCCTCACATTCCTCTTTGCTGTTTAGTTTAGAAGCATTAAAAGTAACTCCTGCCTCTTTGTTAGCTTTTGTTATGAAAGTTCTGTAATAATCTCTCATTGTAACTTTTTTATTTACCATTTGTTCCTCCTATATTTTTAATTTTCTTTTGCTTTCCCAATTAAATTTTATGTGTTTACACATTTCTAAAAGCCTATCATAAATTTTGTCATCTCCATTTATTTTTAGATGTTCTTTAAGTTCTCCAACTTTTAGATTAGTTGTTATTATAATCGGCTTTCCTGCTCTATATCTCTCATCAAATAACCTAAAAATCTTTTCTTCTGCCCACATCTTCCCATTTTCTCTATTGATGTACTCACTTCCTAAGTCATCAATAAAAAGCAAGTCCACATCTTTAACAGCAGATATAAAGCTTTCTTCCTCATCTATGCTTTTTCTAATTTTGTTAAAATATGCACTAAGTGAAAAGCTTAGAACTGAAAAACCTTTTTCATTTAACATATTACAAACACAGTTAGCTAGAAAAGTTTTACCAGTACCAACTCCACCACCAAATATATAGCCGTGTTTTTCTATGCTAAAATTTTCTGCATATTTATAAAGTTCTTGATAGATATTTCTTTCTTCAGTATTAGATTTATCTATTTGAGCATTAGAAAAAACATTACTTCCTGCATTTCTATCAGTTATAGATAAATCCTTAAATCTTTTCAATTTAGCTTGTTTTCTGTAACTTCTAACACAAGCACAATCTCTACTAAATGTATAACCTTGTGGAGTTTTAAACTCTGTAACTTCTCCACAAACTTCACATCTCTTTAAGACTATATCGCCATTTTCTAAAACTTCTAATGACTTTTTTTCTATGAAATCAAAATCATTATTTTTTATCTTTTTTGCTAGTTCCTTTATATTTGTTATACACATACTAATCCCCCCATTCTATATCTTGTACTGCATTATTTTGAGTATTTTTATTATTAATTCTAGTAGCATTTATTTTCTGATTTAGATACTTTTCAAACTTAGAGCCAAAAAGAGTATCAGGACATAGATACTTTTCCATATCAGTATTTAGCCACTCAGAACACTTTTTGTCTATTACAGTTTTAAAATCCTCTAGTGTATAGCCTTCATTTAATCTTGCTTGGATGTGTCTAGTTGTATTCTTAGAACTTGATTTATATTTAGTTCCTGCTTTCTCATTTAAGTAGTCAATAGCTTCACTATATATATT